TCTTTATATATGGAAAAAAGTATAATTATACGTTTTTTATGTAAATTTTTTTGTTGCGTTAAGAAACCTCAAAAATAATATCTAGTTTAATAGTATATCATGCCCAAAAGATACTCCAGAAGAATGCCCAAGAAACCCACGCTCGCAAGCTCACGAAAAGCACCCTATAGAGGTGGTCGAAGACGTACACAAGCTGTACCTTTAGGCGTAGCCGTAGGAGCTAAAGTTGTCAAAGGATTATATAGTAGATATCAAGCCGGAGCTACTCAAAAAGCAAAACAAGCAAGATACAATAAGGCTCGCAGACTTGAAGTTGCTGATAACATTACAACAAATGTACCTGTAGTAATTGGAAAACAAAGAGAAATCGGTTTCCAAGAACAAGTTAGTAGAGTACTAAGAAGTCCTCTGCTCTTCAAGAGGAATTACTCGTTTTCAGCTGAATCTCAAAGTGGTCGCAAAAGTATGTTTTGTTTTAAAGTAAACACCATGTCTAGTGATGATTTAAATACTGATTTAACATCATACAAAACCCCATTATTTACAGATACTATACAAACCGAAGCCACAATTGCTGGCAATGGCCGTGGCGATGGTGCGAGATTTTATGTTGACAAGTTAACAGAAAAGATACGCATGATTAATAGTTCATCAAACTCAATAACTGGTAAAATCCATTTATTTGCTTATAATAGAGATTCTGGATCTACTTATGGTGATACTAGCGCCATAATAGAACCTGTTAATATGTTAATGTATTACGCAACAAGTGCACCTGCATCATTTACTGCAGGTCTTGGTGTTGAACAAAATGTGGGCAATGGTTGGGTATTTCAAAATGGTGGTGGTAATAATGGTCTCAATTATGCTGCACCCCATAATATGCCTGGTAGTTCAATTAACACATCAGGCGTTTGTGCTCAAATGGACCCTCAATTAGGGTTTAATTCACCCCATGTTAAAGAGGGTTTTTCTTTTTGGTTTAGAAAAGTTTCTACATCTGATTTCAGTTTAAAACCCGGGCAACAATTCAATTCATCATTTAGTTTTAATGATTTACCTATTATAGATAGAGAAGAACAAGCCCAATACGTCTACGTTAAAGGTGTTTCATATAACATCGTCGTAGAATTCCAAGCCCAAATAGTTGGTGATGCTACACTACTCTCTGAAGCAGTTAGTATCGGTACCGGCCAACTTAGCGTTATTCGTGAGAATACTAGAACCTTAGGAATGAAGAATACTATAAGATCAAAGATCATTCTTCAAACAGCCCCACTAGCTAATATTGGATTAGCTCAACAAACAATTATCAACCCAGATACTGGCGCCACAGATTCAGGTGTAGATTTAGATACAGCTTAAAACTCATCTTGTGTACGCATGGCGTACGGGACTAAACAGCGAGCGTAGCGAAGCAATTTTCGAAAAACTTTCGAAGAAAATTGCGTACGCAAGGAGCTGTAGGCCCTTCGGCCTTATGGATTAATATATATACGTAGTATATATATTAATAGAAACAATGGGGAAGCTAAAAAATTTTTAGCTGACTAGGTTATCATCCCACGCCAAACAATCATCTATGGGCTCCTCCGTCGCCCGTAGATCAACAACGTCCCAACGATCTTTAGATAATTTAGATAAATCGGGTTCTCTATTAGCAAGTACACAAACATTAGGTGGATTAAAACACTTAATACCTGTTTCATACTTAGTATTAGTAATCATACCATTTAAGATACATTCAATAGCAGTATACGATATTGAATTACCGTTATTACGGGGTATATCAATAATTACACATCTTATTTGGTCCATGTCGGCATTGAATATGATATTCATGATGTCGGCTAATTTCCCACCTTGTATAATCAATGCATTATGTTTAACATACATATATTTACAAAATGAGCTCTTACCGAGCCCACCAATATCTTCATGATACCATTTAACGGTTCTGCCGTCGGGTTCTGCTAGACAGTATTTTTCTGCTTCAACTTGCCAAGGTCTAAGATTGGTTATAATTTGAATGGGTACGATTAATTTAATATTATGACAAACAGGAACAGTGCCCTTATCTCTAGATTCTAATTTAGAACAGTAAATAATGCTATCTCTTTCAGATATCATTTTTTCCCAATGTACACCTTTAGGAAGTCCAACTTCCGATCCTCTGCATCTTTTTTTGAGCCATATTGCACCTTGTAAATGTGGTGTACCGTTTTCACCGGTCTCAAATTGAAAGATAAACTTAGTACATTTTTCTTTTAATATTTCGGTATACTTTGGCACATCCAAGACGATATAGTTGTTAAAAGTAAAGCACCATTTAATAGCAGGATTAATTAAAGACTTAGGGGGAGAGTTTAGTATTACCTCTCCCCCCTTATTGCTTGACACATTTGGCACATTTTCGGACATTCTATATATATAATTATATATACTATCTTTATATATGGAAAAAAGTATAATTATACGTTTTTTATGTAAATTTTTTTGTTGCGTTAAGAAACCTCAAAAATAATATCTAGTTTAATAGTATATCATGCCCAAAAGATACTCCAGAA